CTTAATCCCAATCGTCTCCAGCGCTTCTACCAAAATTGATGGTTCAACGCTAGTTTTGAATCGGGACGTGGGCAAATCATGCTCTCCGAGATAATCGGCTGAAACTTCAGTGCTATTCGGCACCCAGTTGACAGCACTCTTCCACTTGGCATCTGTTCTTAGATTGAACTTCACGCCAAGGGATTCAGTGGGAACTTCTCCTTTGTCTAGGAGTTTAATTCCATCATGCTGGGGCTTCACTATGTCTTCTTGTGTGAACACAGCACAAGCACCGGACTTCATTCCTTCTTTCCCTGCAGTATGTATCCCTATAATCATTGGATTAGGCCCTGTGGTAACGACTGGCGCTCCACATAGACCATCGTAGGTCATAACGTTCGTAGTGTACTCTGCAGCATAATACTGTTTTCCTCTAACGTTTATCACGGAATAATCCGTAATCGTTCCAATTATCACTCCCTGTGAAGGTGTAATGAAATTGTTGACCATTTGACTATCTTTTGGGAAGATCTGCACTTTTGTGCCCTTTCTCAGGGTTCTCTCCTCTTGTTGCACGAATTTTGTAAAATCGTAATTGCAGCCACCGGCTACAACCCGTACGATCACAATATCCGAGCCAGCAACTTGAACCAAGTTTTCCTTAGGAACAATCTCCTTAAAGGTTTTCTTTAGTCCAACGGTGTGTACGAAACTCACCTGCCACTGATCAATTGGAGACTCATGTTTGAATGCATGTTTAGGCAGCATCCAGTATCCATCTCCAACAGGAAACGAACATACTTTGGAACCACAAGTGCCCAACGTTCCTTCATGATCCATTACTGGTATCACGGTGACGTGGTGCAGAGACATGTCGATCTTATCGATAAACTGTCCTTGTGTTGCGGTTCGGCTAGCTTCTGGAAAATTAGCCTTCATCCGAATTGGCTTCTGATACATATTGTCACGCTTAACCACCATTTCTGGGGGCATAGCTAGAGCATTTACTTGCTCAATTGACGCCTGATCATCTAGCTTTCGGTAAAGACTGTGGGCTGCCACACCCGCTGCCATAACAGCAGCGGCCAATGCCATTGCTTTGTAATTTGGATCACGATTAGCTAAGTCGTCCTTTAACAGACGGAGCTTTTCGATTCCAAAAGAAGAGATATCGA